CAACCGTGCAAGAGGTACGCATCTGTTGGAACCGATGAAAAAGATTGTCAAAGAACTCACAAATGAGGGAAAAACAGTAGAGGAAATCGGGAAACAGCTCGGCATGAGACCAGAGGAAATATTCCGATTATCTGATTTCACACGAGAAGATTTTTTGAAGATGATGACAAAAGATGTAAAAGGATATTCAAAAGCAGAATTTGTCACAAAAATATGATTTTATATTGTTATACAAGTTGTAGAACAGAACGGAGGGAGCAGAAAGCGCCCCTCCGTTCTGCCTGTATATACCGAAATAACTCAAGCGGAAGGAGGGGCGCCCTATGGCAAGGGCAAGGAGTCCTGACAGCATAGAAGCTGAGAAGCTTTTCCACGGAGGGATGAAACTTGTTGACATTGCCAAGAAGTTGGGAGTCCCGGAAGGCACCGTAAGACGTTGGAAATCCACACAGAAATGGGATGGAGAAAAGAAAACGAAGAAAAACGAACGCTCGGAAACAAAAAAAACGAACGTTCGGAATAAGGGCGGCGCGCCGAAAGGGAATAAAAATGCTGTTGGAAATAGAGGTGGACCGTTAAAACCGGGAGACAAGATTGCTGAGAAACATGGCGCCTATTCCTCGGTATATTGGGATACCTTAGATGAAGACGAACAGAAAATGCTCGATGAACTTCCGGAAGACGAAGAGACCATGCTACTGAATCAGATACAGCTTTTTTCTGTGAGGGAACGTAGAATCATGCAGGCCATCAATAAGTACAGGAACCAGAATGAACCTGTCGCCTTGTGTGGGGTTATACGATCTGAAGACAAACGAACGTTTGCTACACCGGAGGATAAGGACGAGTATGAGAAGCGTATCACTGAAAAGGTTGCAAATAACGAACGGCTGCCTGGAGAGCGATACCATATCACAACCGAAACAGAGAATAAGGACAATATGATTGCAAGGCTGGAAAGAGAATTATCGACTGTACAGTCTAAAAAGACCAAGGCAATAGATTCCCTGGTTCGTCTGAGATTGGAGAAGCAGAAGATTGCCGGGGAGACGAAGGGCAACGAGGTTGTCAAAGCATGGGCAGATGCAGTTCTGAAGGCAAGGAGGGAGAATGATGGGCAATCTTGACTGGTTGCAGGACTTCCTCGATGAAAGCATTCCTATATGGCGAGAAGATCCGGTTATTTTCTGCCGTGAGGTTTTATCATTTGAACCTGATGACTGGCAAAAGAAAGCAATGCGAGATCTTGCCCATAACCCGAAGGTAGCGATTAAATCTGGGCAGGGCGTTGGAAAGACTGCTGCTGAGGCAGCAATATTTCTATGGTTTCTGGTATGTTTCCCATATCCGAGGATAGTCGCGACGGCTCCCACCAAACAGCAGCTGCATGATGTACTCTGGTCCGAGATTTCTAAGTGGATGAGCAAGTCTGATTTGCTCTCCATGATTCTGAAGTGGACAAAGACTTATGTTTATATGTTCGGGCATGTGGTTTTGTTTCTTCTTATCATTGTTTATCTTGCGTGAAATTGCAAGGAGTATTTTTTATCACTCCATATCAAGCAGTATCATGCCCTTTGTTTTCTGGTGTCAAATATGGTGTAGATGCGTCTTGTGGTGTCAGGGAAGATTCCATAAAAATAAAAAAACGCTTGACATGGATTGCAGGCCTAAAATGATGAATTATTGTGTGAACGGTTATAAAGCTGATTTATAACTTTTGGGGCATTATAAACGGTTATATTTGATGCTGAATGGTTCGTAAAACTGGCAAAAAACCCGATTTGCTATAATGTTTTTATCACAACTTAATATAACAATCAATAATCAATAATGGATAAAGATAACGAGAAAGGGGATTGTATGAGGGCAAGAGAGAAAGGCGATGTGATAGTTTCATTATCGGATAAGCGTCTTATGAGTATGGACGAGTTTGCTGTTTATACAAGTATGGGACTGAACAAGACTAGGGAACTGGCAGAGGTATCAGGTGCGCTGTTTAAGGCAGGAAAGAGGATACTTGTGGATCGGGTGAAATTTGACCGCTGGTGTGATGCCAACACGGAATTTTGACGGGGAGGCAGCGGGTATGGCAAAAAGAAGAATGTTCAGCCTTGAGGTTGTAGACACAGATGAATTTCTCGATCTTCCAGCAACGGTCCAGTGCCTCTATTTCCATCTTGGAATGAGAGCAGACGATGATGGATTCGTTCCAAATCCAAAGAAGATCACAAAAATGGTGAACTGCGATAAGGCAGATCTGGATTTGCTTACAGAGAAGGGATATGTTATTCCGTTTGAAAGTGGTGTGATGGTAATAAGGGACTGGAAAGTGAACAATTATATCCGGAGTGATAGATACACGCCAACACGATATAAAGAAGAATACGGACAACTGGAAGAGAACAATCTGATATACAGACGGATAACGATAGAAGAATATAGCAAATGATTGGTTTAAATGTAGTTTCTCCTGCTGCCACAAGTTAGGAATCGGGCTGCTGCCACGGCTTCCAATCATGCAAAAATATTATTCTGGAGGCTGCGCGATGTCGAATGAAGAAATTGTGAAGCAGATACAGAGCGGTGTGGATATTACAAAGAACCAGGAACGGTTGTGGAACAACAATAAAGGCATGGTGTATAAGATTGTCAGGCAATGCGGTGCTGATAATGATATGGCGGAAGATCTTGCACAGCAGGGGTTTATTGGTCTTATAAATGCTACCAGGCAGTATGATCCGGACGGAGAGGCGCTGTTTATTACTTATGCAATACCATTTATTCGCGGATCGGTTTACCGATATATGGCCAGCACATACAATATTTTTCATATTCCACAATATATGCGGAAACGGCTTAGAGAGTACGAAAAGCTTATGCGTGAGGCCAAAGACTCCGGTCAGAAATTATCAGATGATGAAATATGCCGAAGCCTGTCAATTTCAGGCCAAGCATTAAAAGATATTAACAACACATTGGAAAGAATCAGTATTTATAGTCTGGATGAAACAATACCGGGTGGAGATGAAGAAAACACGTTACTCGATAGTATAGCGAGTGATGAGAATATCGAACAGTTGGCCATATCCGGGTTATGGGAAAAAGAACTTCACGAAACGCTCCAGAAAGCATTTACCGTATTGGATGAAAAAACACTTGAGATGATAAAGTGCGTGTATTATCTCGGATTCAGCAAAAGCAGCGTTGCGGAAATGTTACATTGTTCACAGGTATACGTTGGCAGCAGGATAGAGAGAGGATTCAAGAAGATACGGGACAAGTATGGCACAGAGTTGGCTGATTTTATGTATCCTGGTTTTCGGTACCAGAATGAAGAAGATGCGACACAGGCTGGCGATAAGCAAGCAGATACTTCAGAGGATGACTGCAATTTATTTCTGATCTAGGGAGGAGAAACCGATGGCGGGACCATATACAAAAGGGAGTGATCTTCCGGATATTGCGTGGCAACAGTTCCTGGAAGATGTGAAGAATGATGAATTGAATGTACCGGGAGGAGTATCAGCTGATCAATATTGTAAGATGGCCATTGAACACAGTGATGTCCGGAGTGCGGATCCGGAGCTGCTCCATCTGCTCCGGAAGCATCTGGCGGTTAAATTGAAAGAATACAGGAGTTCATCCGGAGCGGAACATGATGCGGTCACAACACTGCTGCAGTCGCATGGAATGTATTGCAGAAGCATGGGAACGCAGAAATGGAAGCGCGTACATAACGCCATTGCTTACAGGTACGCAGATAAAAACCTGCTTACAAACAGGATGATTGGCCGGAAGCTGGGAAAATGCAAGGAAGAAATTGACGGCGATATAATGGCCGGTCAAAAGAACATGGTGATCTTATGCTGTGGATATCCGGCGCTTGCGAAAATGCAAGATGATAGCTATGAGACTGTGGAAAGGCTGCTCGGAAATTATATGATCCTAGAAGCCTTTGGGAGCACTCAAACGGAAAGCATCATTCCGTCAGAGTGGCAGCAGGAGATTTCTGAAATGCGGGCAATAACAAGGCGAATTATGGAAAGCCTGAAAACTGCACTCCGAATATATGAAATATTCTGCTATGGGTTTGACGGAACGGAACGGCGCCGGATGGATGTAGTAAAGGCCCGCTATATTGACAGCAGGAAATCAGCTCCAGAGATGGCCAAAAGGTTTAATGCAGGGTTGTCAACCATACAGAATGACAGCAGGATAACTATAAAACGGTTGTCTGAGATAATGTTTTTGTGATGGGAGGGTGACGTGAGGATGAAGAAAATGCAATTCCTTGATTCTGGATGAATGAAAACGTTTGAATCCTTGATGTAAAAAATGGTATGGAGGGAAGAATGATGATTGACAAAAAAAGATTGGAAATGTTGGATATTCAAATAGCAGCGAATCAGGAAGAATTGAAAACAATCCAGAAAGAGCGCAAGGCAGCAGGCGAGGATCCGGCCGCAATGGTGATGCTCAATAAAAGGGAAAAAGAAATCCGAGCTGTCTTGGAGGCACTGCAGAGGACACGCCAAGCGGTTACTTATGTGCCTCCGGCACCGACAAGCATACAGCAGATAGTTTCCAGGCTGGACAAGTATATTCTGGAGAAGAAAAAGAAAGTCCAACATGTACAGGACAGCATCACGGAGAATGCCCGGCAGATTAAACAGAATAGCTGGAAGCTGCAGAAAGCAACTGCCGAAGGAGATGTGGAAGCAGTTGTTACTTTGTCCAGGGAACTTGAACAGGCAAAAGAACGTGAAAATTATCTTCAGCAGATGCTGAAAAATACAGAGGCACTTCCGACATTTCCGGATGGAGTGATAGGCCGTGAGTGGGAGGAAGTATGCGAGAGTAAACGGAGTGACTGGGTGCTCCTGCTGCACCGTATCATTATGCTGGCTGACGAATATAGAGCGGCTACAGATGAACTGCTTGAGATGAACACAAACCTTCTCCGAGCCAGGGATGAAATGAAGCGGATAGCAAATGAATATGGGGCGGTGTTTGACGAAAGAGCTATCCTGACAGATGGAATCGATGTGAACCGGCTTAAGATTTCCAAGGGCGAAGGTATGAGGCCGGCATCTATTGGTTATGCAAATATCGGAAGACCAACCCTGTAGTAGATTTGATATTAAAAGCACAGTTAAAGGGAATGGGGCACATGAATGCTGTTATTATAATATAACACATTAAATGCCCCATTTTTGTAAGAGAATGCAAAAATAATAGTGTGTACAAAAATATAATCGGCTACCAGAAATGAAAAACGCGAATAGGAAGGAGAGAATTATGAGTGATGTATCTGTAAGACTTTCTCTGCAGGATGATGTGAGTGCGAAACTCTCGCAGATATCCTCGTCAGCCAGAACTGCATCCAGTCAGCTCCAGCAGATGGGGCGGCAGATCGACAATGCTTTTAAGTCGAAGTCACCCGAGCAATTTGC